AGCAGCTCGTTCAGGCCCTCGACGTAGGTGTCGAACACTTTGGCGGTTGCCATTAGCTCAACTCCTCGAGGATCGTCGCTATCAGTGCTGGTTCGTACTGCCGTACTTCTTCGATCGGCCTGCCGAGCCGGATCGCCAGTTTGACTAGGAGTCGTCGCCGGGATCCGACTGGGTAGGGTCCACGTCCCTGCCCACGACCACCCGAACCTTGTGGGCTCGGGCCCACGTCTTGACTTCCTCGAGGTTCTTCGGGTCGCGGCCTTCGCAGTGCAGGAAAGCGATGGTCAGTCGCATCCCATGCTCTGAAGTCTTGGCCCTCGGATCCTTGGCTACGAGATCCTCGTAGGTCCAGAAATCGAGACTGGTGGTGTCGACGGTGATCGGTTCATCATCGTCCAAGTACACGTTCAGTTGTGGAAACATGGCTTTTCCCCGTTCACGGTTGGCTAAGCGAAGGTTACGGATCCGGTGAAGCTGACCGAGCACGTGGCGACGCCAGCTGCGTCGACGTTCATCTCGGCTGACTCGATCATCATGGACGCCCCGGTCCAGGCGCCGGTGGCGCTGGCAACGTCCACGGCAACGTCGTTACCGGCCGCGATAGCGGTCTGCAGGGCGTCATACAAGCCAGCATTCTCGTCATACAGGAAGTCGAGCGAGATGGTGCTGTTCAGGTCGGTCTGCACGAATGACACGTCCCCGAGGGTGGGGGTGCGGACGATCGTGGGGGTGGTGGTGACGGTTCCTGTGGTCACCTGGTCCGTGTAGGCGACGGCACCGACTTCGACGGTGAATGCCGCGCCAGCCACACTAACGACTGCCATGGTTCTACTCCTTCATGTGGGCCGAGACGGCGATCTCGACGGTGTAGACGGTGCCCTGGGCCCCTGTATCGGACAGGGAGGGCGGGTTTACCAGATCCACGTTGAATCCGGTAGGTATGAGGCCCAAGCAGCTGTCGACAGCGTCCTCGATGTCGAGTACGGCTTGGGCGTTGTTGCGGGGGCTGATGACGATCAGGATCCGCCACCGGGCCCGGTAGTTTAGCGTCGACCCGAGGCGCTCGGGCAGCAGCCACGGCGTGTCCGGCACGACGACGATGCACGGCGGATTGGGTACGGCGGGGACCGTGTCGTAGACCTTGAGCCCGGATGCCGCTAGGGCGGTCGTGAGGGTGGTTCTGGCCTCTGTTGTGAGCGCGGTCATCCGACCATGCCCCCGACGTTCAGGTAGGGCCCTAGGAGGCTCATGACGCGCCTCGTGAGCCACACGGACAGCCGGTAGGGGCCGGGGCTGAAATCGACGGCTACGGCCTGCCCACCGGCCGCGGTGCGGGCTTGGAAGATCTCCACACCGACCGCCAGGGCGGCCTCTTTGCACGCGGCTGGTTCGGTTTCGTAGGCGCCCGTGGTGATGAGGGCCCCGACGATGTCGTCGGAGGCTTCGGCGACCTGGTCTAGGACAGCGTCGAGCGGGGCGGCGTACTCGAGTTCGAGCGCGTCGGCCAGCTCTTCGCCGGTCACTAGTGCCATGTCGGGGCCCTCATCCCTAGGTGGTCAGGCTAGGCCTGGTTGTAGATGCCGACGATGCCAGCCGACACGAACGGGCTGATCACGCCGTACCCGTAGATCGAGACGTCCCGGCCGAGGTTTCCGGCGACGTCGTTCGTCGCCAGGCGCGGCCCGTCCTCCAGCCACGCCACGGCGGCGCGGTTGGTGACGATGGCGTCCTCGGTCTCGTTCGTGGCGAACTCGGCTGCGAGCACGAGCGGCAGGCCCATGATCGTCGCCCGGCCGGTACGGCCGTCGAACGTGCCGCCCACGTTCTGGACGGGGTAGTTGGACGACTGGAACGCGCTCCACGCGCCGAGCTTCTTCATGACGGCGGTATTGACGTACACGACCTCGGCGGGCTGGCCCGTCGCGGTCTGGACGTCGATGGACGCGGCCCACACGGCCTCGATGAACGCGGAGCCGGTGGTGTCAGCGCTGAAATCGTAGTCGATTCCGGCGGTGTCATTGGCCCACAGGCCGTTTTGGAAGGCGTAGTCGGTCTCGGTGCCGTAGGCGCCGAGCATGATGCGCTGGTGGGCGTCGACGTAGGACGGATCGGTGCGCTCGATCACCTGGAACGACAGGCGGGAGCCTGCCGCGTAGGTGGCGAGCGTCGCGGTGCCCTTCTTGATGTCGATGTCAACGGAGTTGACCTCGTCGCCCTCGGCGGCCTGCGTGGCCACAATGGCCGACAGGTTCCCGTCGAAGTAAGGCCAGTTGACGGTCATTCCGGCCCCGGCGGCGCTGATCGGGCCACCCAGCGCGGAGATGCAGGGGCGGCCGCGGTCGAGGACGCCGCGGATCTCGCGCAGCCACACCGGCGGCACCAGGCCGGGCGCGTCGGCAAGGGTCTGCACGTCAAGGGCGCGGTTCTCAACCGTGCCCGCGTTGACGGCCTTGACGTACTCGCCGAACGAGCGGAACTCGGCGAGGGGGTGGAGGGCTTCGCCCTTGATCTCAAGGCCTGCGACCTTGTCACGCAGCTGCGCGACGGCCTCGCGGGCCTCGACGTCGACCACAGCCACCTCGGCCGTGGGGGTGTCCATGGTCTCGGACATTGGTACTTCCTCTCTAATTTCGCTTACGCCTGCGGTGGCGTATGCGGGCATGTGGGTCTGGGACACCTCGAGGAGGCGGGCCCTGGTGTGGCGGACGACCGTTCTGGCCTTGTTCCACACCGAGTCAATGGGCGCGAATCCGACGGAAAGGCCCTTGGAGGCTCCGCCACGCATCAGGGTCGCGCCGTCGCGGCCCTGCACGGTGTTGAGGATGTCGAAACCGATGTACAGGCCGTCGGGCTGGTTCTCGGCCTCGGTGATGACGCCGATGGGCTCGCCGTGCCGGTAGGCGAATGGTTTGCCGATGACGTCGGCCGGATCGAACGCGCCCGCCTCGAACGATTCGGCGATGCCGCCCAGGTCGGTCGGATCGCCGTAGGGGACGGCGCGGCCGTAGCCGTGGGCGATGACGTTGTCGTCGGGGCCGGTCTCGCGCAGCTCGATGATCAGGTCGGCGGTGACTTCGGTCGTTTTCATGGTCACTCCATGATTCCTAGGGTCGGAATGTCGAGCAGGTCGCGGGATTCGGTCACGTCGATCACGCCGAGGGGAAGGAGGATGTTGACAATGGCGGCCAGGTCGGCCGGGTTTCCGCGGAGGAACACGGACGTGTCGAACGTGACCCGGTGACCTCGAGGGGTGATGTCGTCCATACTGAGTCGCTCGGACACCTGCAGCATGACGGGGCTGAGGGACATTTCGAGCAGGCTGCGGAACAGGTCGACACGGTTGGCGTAGGTGATGCTGGATCCCGGGATCCCCGCCCCACACCACATGGGATCTAGGTTGGCGAACCTGCTGATTGCGGCGGCGCTGGCCTGCCTGGCCTCGACGAGCTGCAGGTCACGAGCGTTCCAGCCCATCTGATCGGCCTCTATGACGCTGTTCAGGTAGGCGGTCGACCGGTTTGCCCTGGCGGTCTCCCAAGCCTCGAGGATGTCGTCCACCATGGAGGCGGGCAGGTCGGCCCCGGTGTTCTTGAGAACGACTGACGGCATGGGGGTCTCGGAGTAGCGCAGCGTGGCGGCCTCGAGCGCCGCGGCGGTGTTAATGGCGGTCGCTCCCGTGCGGAGCCAGCCGCCCATGCCGTCGCCGTAGAACTTGATGACGTCACCGACGGGGACACGGTTGCCGAGATGGTAGAACGGGTCGGACGGCGGGTAGGCGTTGACGTCGATACCGACGTTGCCCCCGTTCAGGTCGGTGACGTCCTGGACGCGCATGGGGACGATCTCGTCGGGGAATCCGTCCCAGCTGCGCTTGACGATGCGCCAGTAGGCGACGTCATAGCACAGTAGGTCGGTGATGGTTCGTTGCATAACGCTCGAGTACGGCATGGACCGGGACGGCCGCTCAAGGAGGGTCCGGGGCCGGACGGGCCCGTCGGTGATGTACTCGCGTAGCGGGAAAGCGCTGATCGTCGCCGTGTATGTCTTGAGGGCCTTGGCGAACGCGGGCACCTGCATGGCCGTGTTCATGGACACGATGCCGCCGTACCCGGATGCGATCGCGGCCAACAGGGCGCCGGATTCGCGGGCGTGAGGGACCGGGCCCTCCAGCGCCTGCGCTGCAGCTGACGCTATCTCGGCCTGGTCCCTCACGACCTTGAGTGAACGGGGAAACGCCACCTTGCCAGCCTATAGCACATGACCCGATGGAACTAGTTCATTTTGGCTAGGCGCGTCGCCGGGTGTGGATCATGGGCACAGGCTTGGGTGTCTTGGCCGCTTGGGCGACGGCGAACATCACCGCTCGAGCTGCATAGACGCCGCCGCGGCCCATGGGGGCGGTCATCACCCAGCCGCCGGACCGCTTGCTAATGGTCGAGCTGCCGAAGTGCTCCTGAAGGATCTGTGACCCGTCGTGCCGGATGAGTTTCTGATCGAATAGGTCGAGTAGGACTTTCGTGGCGGTGACGGCCTCCCGTTGGCCGACGAGGGAGTCGAACCGTTCCCGTAGCCGTTCGGCGTAGGTTGGGGTGACCATGACGTAGAGCTGCGGGTGCTCGGCCCTGATCGCGGCTAGGCGCTCGTCGACCTCGCGGATGGTCCGGTGGGTGGTGACTCGGACCACGTACCGGCCTTGGTCGTCGAGGGCGGCTATGGCGACGGCGTGGCCCATGCCGTCGAAATCGGATTCCACGGCGACGGTCCATTGGCCGGCGGTGGGCAGCTGGCCGTCCGGGTCGCGGGTAGCCGTCCAGACGGAATCCTTGAGCCAATGGTTCGCCCGGGTCACCCACTGGTTCAGGTATTCGCGGCGCCAGGCGGATTCCTCGACGTTCTGCCATTGCTGCCTGAGGAACCGTTCCCTTTTGTCGGTCCATTCGGGGCTGGCCCACCGCCAGGTGTCGATGTCGTCCGGGTCGGCGTCGGCCGGCGCTGACCATTCCAGTAGCAGGATGCTGCCGTTGTCCGGCTTGTCGAGTTGGTCGATCGCCCGCTGCCGGTACTTGATCATGAGGTCACTGGTCGACTCCCCGGCCGTGCTCACAAGGTAGCCCTGCGGGCTGATTCTTTCCGAGAGTGTCGGCGCCACGGCGTCCTCCCACACCCCGGCCGGAATCCGCCATGCCTCATCAAGAAAGGCCATGGAGATCGAGTAGCCGACACCGGCCGAATCGTTAGCGGCCCGGACCAGCCACCTTGACCCGTTCGGTATGGCTATCTGCGGGCTCGAGTTGCCCCATCTGGCCGCGGTCTTGCCGTACTTCTCCACGGCCCACAATCCGGCCGGGCGCATGACCTCCATTGCCGTCGTGACATTGTTCGCCAGGTGCAGGATCGTCTGAGTCTCCCCGAACAGGTCGGCGTGGTGCAGCCGCCACATGCAGATCGCCCGGGACAGAACCGACTTCCCAGACTGTCTCCCTACCGTCAGCACCACGATCGGCCACACCAGGGCGCCGTCCTCGTCATGCTCGAGGGCCCTGGTGATCGCGTACCGCTGCCAGCCACGCAACTGCAGCCCATACACGTCCCGCAGCCAGTCCGACGCCTGCTGCCCGTAGGACCCCCGTACAGCGCCATGGACGCCCGTTTCCAATCGGGGGTATACAAACCCGTCCGGATGTATCCGGGGCCCTGAAGGCCCCTTCTGGCCCTTTCTGGAGGGTTCGGGGGGTAAAGGCGAGGGGGCGGCGGGAGTGTTGAATTGATGCTCTAAAGAACGGGTTGAGGGTTTGTTTGTGTTTGTCATCGGCTGGGCTTTGGCTTTGCCTCGGTTGGCGGTGGCTCGGGCTGAGCCGAGCTGTCCCCCGTGGCTTCGGTTGCATTGGAGGTGGGCTATCCCCGCTCCGTCCATGCCGGGGGTGAGGTCGCCTGTTTCGGCGAGGGGTGGTTCGTGGTCGGCGCTGGCCCCTTGGGGGTGGGTTCGGGGTAGGTCCATGTCGACGGGGTAGCCGCAGCGGATGCAGGTGGGTTCGCAGCTGGTGAGGACGCGCTTGACCCAGGCGCGGTAGGCGGGGGTGGCCCGGGGGTTGGGCTTATTGGTCGGCATTGGCGGGCTCTCGGAGGATCCGCTGGACGGCTTCTCCGGGGTAGCCCTTGGCCTTGGCGGCTTGGGCTTTCCAGTGCCTGTCGTGGAGTTGGGGGCGGCAGTACTGGCAGGGGTTGGCGACGTCGTGGTCGCGGCCGTTGCGCTGTTCGACTAGGTCGATCCATCCGCGGTAGCAGATGATGTGGTCGCAGTGGCAGCCGGGGCGGCGGCAGTGGGCGTCGAGTACGGGGTCGAGTGTTTCTTTCATGGTGCTCCTGTCGGTTGGGCGTCCGTGCTCGAGCTCGATCCCCTTCGGGGCTCGATCCCGGCCGCCTGGTGTGGCGTGCTTTAGTGCAGTATTCCCCTACCTAGAGGGGTGGTGGCCTTCACCGGACCAGTGCTGTTTCCTCCGTCATTCTGGTCAACGGTCTCCCCCGCGCTTATCTCGCCGGTCGGGGTATGCCTCGGCACCCCCCATTTAGGGGGGCTGGCAGCCACGTAGGGCGCCGTCAATGATCGCGTGCAGGTCGGCCCGGTAGATGATGCACCGATCCCGGGTGTGGGTGTCCTGGCACCTGCACGTCACGTCCTCGAGGGCTTGCTCCATGTCCTCAAGGGCGGCCTTGTAGCCGTCCATGAACGCGCTCACGGCTGCACCTCGGGCCCAATCCACGGATCTTCTATGCGGCGTAGGTGCGGGAACCTAGCCCGGTAGTAGTTGGCGATGTCGGCCTTCATGGCCTCCTCAATGTACTGGTCCTCCGGGTTTGGTTCCGGTTGGAAGTAGTCGTCGGGCAACTGCTCATCCATTGCCGACCTCGGGTTGCTTGTCGATCATGTCCAGCAAATCTTTTGCCTGGCCCCCGGTTAGGCCTGTCAGGCCCGCGACGGGGAACTCCCAGCCGAGCCGTGCGCCCATCTCGACCCAATCCAGTTCCGTCAAGCCACGCTTTCGGGATGCTGTCTGGATCATGGTGATGCCCTTATCCGTCACGGGCTCGTGTCTCCATGCCCCGTTGCGCGGCTTGCTTGAGGGTGGGAATGATTGGCGTTCCTTGGCGGCTTGGACATCCTGCGCGGTCGCCACACCGGCCTTCGTCGCCACGCCTAACGCGGCTATCGCACGGCCCCACGCCGAAGTCTCGAGCACCATGACTTCGGACCCTTTCGTGTAGGGGGTGCGGCCGGGTACGGCTTCCCATGCTGTTCCAATACCCGGCCGCACGTCATCGGGATGCCGATAGGCATAGGCCCGGCCCATGATGAACTTCTGGCCCTCGACCTCGACCCACTCCGGCGGATCCATTTGCAGGCTACCCTCCGGGAAACGCTGGTAGAACTCCCCGATGCGAGTAGCGACGTCGACGTAATCTTTGGCAAAGTCGCTCACAGCTCGACCTCCCACACTTTGATCTGCCGGGCGTGGTTGGAGTCCCGGTGGGAAGGTCGTGTGCCGGTGAGCCGGATCATGCCGGCCTGGGCCCATTGGCTGAACAGGGCGCCGATCTGGTTCGGGTGGCCGTCGGGTAGGCCGATCACGTCGATCAGGTCGTCGGCGGTGACCAGGCGGCCGATCGAGTTGCGGCGCCACTCGACGGCCTCGTGCAGCCACCGCGGGTCATATTTGACGGCCTTGACTGCCTTGTTTTTGGCGCCGTGGCCGTCGAGCCATGAGCAGAAGTAGCAGCCGGGCCCGGTGCAGGCGTGCGTCGTGGAGCGGGCTACGGGTGGCGGGTCGAACAGCGTGTCCATATGCGTTTCCCCTTTGCTTATGGTGGGCCGGTCCGGGCGGCAGATAGGGGTGTGCCGCTTGTCGCCTTGACAGGGAGGCGTGGACCGGACCGGCCCAGATTGTGGGTTACAGGGCTTCGGCGAGGTGCGCGACGGCCGCGACGATGACGAACACGGCCAGCAAGAGGACGACGTAGCCTCTCGTGGTGAGGATCATGTAGTGCCCCTATCTCGGTGCGAGTCCGGTGCAGCCGGGCCCGTTCCAGTGATGCTGTCCCCCGGAAAGTAGCACGGCCACGAATCCCGTGTCCTGATATGGGCCCGGCCATTCGGCTATCGGCGTGTCGCGCAAGTGTTGGCGCAGCTGCGTGGCGGCTTGGTCGTCGAGGCCGTGGGCGCGTAGCCGTTTGACGACCATGTGGTGCAGGCCGCCGTGGACCCGCCATGAATTGTCCAGGAATTGCCACCGGCCTTGGGCGCTCGAGGATGGGTTTCGAGCGGTGTACGAGCCGCCTGATTCGCGGTCTGAGATGCACTCGGCCCATGCCTGCCAGCGTGCGGGGATCCGTGCGGCCTGTTGGATGATGCCAGCGTAGGCGGATCGGGACGGCTGGGTGACCCAGTCGTCTCTGGCGGCCTCGAGGAAGGCGCCTAGGAGAATGTCGATCACGGGCGCCGATTGACGTGCCCGGTGGCGTCGGCCTTTCCGTCGAGGATGGGCAGGGGAAACGGACGGCGCCCGGTGACGGGGGCCTTGTCCGTGAAGCTGACGTGGATGTGGTGCTGGTGGCCGTAGCCCGAGCCGCGCCACTTCCACCAGGTGTCTTTATAGGACCCGCTGGCAATTCTGTCATTCCAGACAACGTACTTGATCCGATCGGAGCCCGGGAGGCCGGAACGGGCGTAGGCGACGAGCTGGTCGGCCAGGCGCTGCGCGGCCTTCGGGTCGGCCTTGTCGAGATCGGCGTCGATGTCTATGGCGTGGACGAAACCGCGCCCATCAGGGTTGTGATCGGAGCGGCGGGCGGCGTGTGCACTATCGCCGATCCAGCCGTCCGAGCGCCTCGAGCGGCGAGGCCAGCGCTTGTCCACTTGCTTGCGCAGCTGCACACCGGCAGCGACCAGGCGGGCCACTACTCCCCCTCGATCTCGAGCTCGGGCTCCCGGGCCATATCCTCCGGGTCGATATACGCCTGACGGCCGTACCGCGGATCCGCACCGTTTAGGGCATTGACCACTACGGGCACTACGGCGGCCCCTACAGCCACGATCAAGGGGTGGACGTCCGATGTGGCCAGCCATGACCCGAACGCGCCTAGGGCGGCTCCTAGGGCGATCTTGACTATGGAGCCTTCCCACGTGTCCGCCAACCACCGGCCGATCATCCCCGGCCCCCGTGGTTGTCCATATGGTTATCCAGGCGGGTGCGTAAATCGCGCATGTCGACCTCGATCCGGTTGAGGGCGTCCCTTGTGGATCCGCCACCATTCGGGCGGAATTCGCGGAGGATCGCCACCTGGGCCTTGATGAGCCATAGCACACCGCCCAAGATAGCCGCCGCAATCGTGACCAGGACAGCGATATCGGCGGGACTGTCGAGGTTCATGGCGTCTTGCGGCGGATCAGCTCCTCGACACGTGCCCGGGCGGCGTCGCGCTTAAGGTTGCCCGCGGGTGCCGGTGCGGGCTTCTTCTTCTTCTTGGGGGCCTTGTCCGCCAGCTCGAGCATCTCGACTGCCTGCTGCTCCGGCTCGGGTTCGAACTCGTCGGGGATCTGCTCGTCCACGGTCAGGCTCCAATCAGGTTCGGGTACATGACAGAGATCATGGCATCGGTGAAACCGAGGGACTTGGCATGGTCGATTGCTGCGGCCCGGGCGGCAGCCTGCTCGGCCTCGAGGGCGGCCTGTGCAGCTGCGGCGCCCTGTGCGGCGGCTTCGTCTGCGACACGTTGCGCCAACTCGTCAGGCGTGTAATCACGTTCCACTGTTGATCCACTTTCGGCATCGACTTCCATGACATCTACCATTATTTGTAGCCTACTTTCTGAAACCGTAAACAGAAATAGTTCCTGTCATAGTGCCGGAATCGGGAAAAACGGTAAAGCCGTCGTAACTGGATGCGACGTTATGAAAACTACCGTAGACATATACGATAGGACTTCCAGCAGAATTTCGTGCTTGTGATTCTTCAACCATTGTTGCAGCCGACAAAAAAGGTTGATAAAAAGTCGCTCTGATAATGCAATATGTTGTATCAGCATATCCAATATACAAAGAAGTTAGCCCAGTGCCTCGGGTGGCGCCAGCTGTCGTACTATTGCCGCTCAATTCCTGATACGAATAAGCCGTAGTCGTGGCATCTGTGCCAGCGGCGCGCATCCTCAAACGCAAAGCACTGCCTACAGATGATGATATCGACATCAATATTTCATAATTATCGTATGTCGCGGAAAAACAATTATTTATTGACAATGTTGAAACAGCTGTCAATGTTTGCGTAGTGACAAGATTAGATCCACCTGCGCCACCGTCATATTTACCGTAGGTATTAGCGCTTAGTTTGATAACGCTTGTTACCTCGTATTGCGCGAGAGTGATAGAACCACCTTGCAGGGTGGCGCCTGTGCCCTGACTGATCGTCACCGTTCCTGCGCCGAGATTGTAAAAGCTGACGATCGCCCCCGTAGGCAGGGTGGCCACTGAGTCCTGCGGCAAGGTGACCGCAACCGCCGACGCATTGGACAGGGTGATGGTCTTGCCAGCATCCCCGGCCACGAGGGTGTACGTGGTGCCCGTTTGCGCGTTCAGGCCGTTGCGCTTGTAAGACACTTCGTCGACGCGGGTGGCAAGGTTGCTCGAGGCAGTGGGGTAGGCACTGACAAGGTCGGAGCCCTGCACGTAGGGGGTGCCGTATGTCGAGGTTGCCACGGTTGTCTCCTAGGCTGCCAGGTCGCCAGCGTTGACGACGTTATACCACTGCACGGTCGCATTGACGTTGCCCCATGTTAGCGCGGCATCGACGCCAGACCATGGAACGGTCTGATAGGACATTCTCGGGTCCGACAAGCTGAGAGTCAGGATGTGCTCTCCGGGGGTGTAAACCTCGGTGTAGCCCTCAACAATGCCGGTGAACTGGTCATAGGGCCCCGCGGCTGGCAGGGAGTCGACTCGGACGGTGGCGCCGTTCAGCAGCTCCATAACCAGGTCACGGGTAGGGCTGGTCAAGGTATGGACCAGGACGGAGATCTGGCCGAGCGCCCAATACGGGTACGCCTGTGCCAGCAGGATCTCGGACCCTCGAGCGTCTGCGTCGGCTAGTTTCCGCAGGCCGGTAGTGAGTTCGGCACTGCGCAGCCCATACAGGGCGATAGAGCCCGTGTCTTGGTAGGTGTGGAGTGACGCCGGGTCGCCGTGGGTGATCTGGACCTCGTTGACGAGGGCCTGCTGGGTTTTAGTCCAGGTGGGGGCGTAGACGACGCTGTTGGCGGGCAGCTCGACCGCGGCCAGGACGGACTGGTACGAATCCCACTGCCGGGCCGACTGGTCGAATGTCAGGGTCTGCAGGGCCCAAATCCCCGGGTTGGCGGTCTCGCCACGGATCCCGTAGGACTCGAACACGATCTGGCCCTCGTGCGTGTCGAAAAAGACGCCACCGGACCATTGGGCGAGCTCGTCGAGCAGATCCATAGCCGTCCGGGGGATGTCATCGGCCACCGCGTACAGCTCGAGGGCGTCGGTAGCACCGTTTAGGTAGGTTAGGCCGGTCGACGCGAGGATAGTTTCGACGCGGGCGTCGACCATTTCGTTGGGGAAATTGATGTCGACCAGGGCGGCCCCGAGCTTGGCGAGCTCGCCGATGCAGGTGATCGTGGTCCGGGGGGTGCCGTCGCCAAGGAACTCGGTACGCAGGTCCGTAACTTCGCCCGTGAACCGACCGTTCCCATAGGCGGTGATGTAGACCGTGTCGGTGATCTCGGCCACTTGGTTCAGGGTGCCGTACAGGACAATCTCGGCATTGCTGGGGTTTGCCCGTGATAGGGCGTCTGATCGGCCGTGGGCGATTGTGACGGCGTACTCAATACCGTTGAGGTTCAGGGCTGTTCCGGCGATCTGAATGGCCGTGAATGGGCTGGTCATCCAAGCACCCACACGGGACGGGCCGGTGCCGCCGGGGTTGGCCGGCCGGTCCGGGCATCGGCTTTAGCCACGACACTTGCCAGTGCCTGCGCTACGGCTTGCTCAGTGATCCGGGCCTGCTGGGCGCTGGCCTGAGCGACCCGCTCAGCTCGTGCCGCGGTAGCGGATGCTTCGACGGCTCGGACGGCCTCTGCCACGTCCTCGAGGATCTGGGCCTTGAAGGATGCGCCGACGGGCTTGCCAATCTCCTTGCCGAGCTTGGACAGTCGGCCGCCTTCCTCGGCCAGCTGCGTCGCCATGCCAGTCACCAAGGCCTGCGCGTCGGCGACGCCCTGATTGAGGAACTCGGGCACGAGCTGCACGCCTAGCTCGTTGATCTTGTTTTGCACGTCGACCCATTTGGCCGACATTGTGGGAACGAGGCCGTCCTTTATCAGCTGTTCGCCTAGGGGCCCGCCGATGCCAGGGCCGAGCCCGGCGACTTCTTGGATGAATTGGGCGTCAGCGCCCTGAGCCTTCATGGCGGTTAGGACGTTGCCGAACCACTCGACGTGGGCTACTTGCCGGTTGAATCCCTCGAGGAGGCTCACGCCGGTCTTTTCGCCTTCCTTCGTGAATTGGCCGGAGTAGGCGGCCGCCAGGTCGAGCCCGGCCGTCAGGCCGTCGCGAATACTGTCGGCGTAATCCTTTGCTTTCTGCCCGGCGGCCTCGAGGTCGGCAATGTGCTGCTGAAGGCTGGCCTTCGTGACCTCCAGCTGGCTATTTTGGCTTTCGTAAGCCCTAGTAAGGGCTTTCTGTGCCGTAGTGAGTTGATCCGTAGCACTGGTAGCGCCCCCGAAACTTCGCCCCGAGCCGTCGGCTGCCGCTGCGATGCGTGCCAGCCACGCCTCATACCGGCGATCAATAACAGTATTTTCCAGCTCGAGGGCGAGTTTGGCTGCGTCGTCAGTGGCGCCAGCGATCTCCTTGCGCCAGTTGAATGTGCCGCCACCTACGGCGGCCATGGCGTCGGTCAGTGACAAATACTGGATCGCGCTTTGTTGGGCTTGATCTCCTGAGGCGTCTACGGCCCCTGTGAGGCTGTCAACGTCAGGTGCAGCGGCCGAGGCTGCAGTGCCCATATTGCGGGCTCCTAGCGCCGCTAGGACCGTTCCTGACGTCATTGCCCGGGCGGCTTTATCTCCCGCCGTAAAGACGTCGACCGTATAAGACACAGGGTTTAGCAATTGGTAAAAACTGGACGCGGCCGCTTCGGCGAGGAACTTCAGGGGGCCGAGGCCGTCGATGAAATCGGCGCCCGAGTCGGCGGCGTCCTTGATCGCGGACGCTAGTGTCAGATAGTCCTGAGCGGTTTCGCCCACGTACTGGCCGACTCGCTGGATGAGGGGCTCGAGGTCGGCCATGGTGTCGGCCAATGTCTCGGTCTGGCCGTTGGCGTCGTCAATGGCGCCGAGGAGGCCGACGCCGAAAGCCTCTTTCAGCTCGTCCGCGGCGACAGTTAGCCGGTTGAGTTGGCCTTGAAAGGTCTGGCTCTGGGTGGCGGCCTGCCCGCCGAACGTGTCCGCCAGGCGCTGGGTGATAACTTGCATGTCCCCAGTGCGCAGGATCGCGGTATCGAGTCCGGCCCCCAGGCGTGACAGGCTGGTTGTGGATCCGTCATAACCACGGCTCAAGGCCTCCACAACTGCCTGCAGGCTCTTACCCGTCCCCGCCGCAATGTCGGCACTGAGGGCTAGGGCCCGGTTGGCGTCCTCTGTGTTGCCGATGGACCGGACCAGGCGATCGTAAGCGGGCCTTAGCTCACTATCAGCGATGCCGAGGCTGCGCTGCATCGAGTCGATATAAGCCTCGACTGGCGCGGTGTCGTGGGCTAAGCCAAGGTTTTCGAGGGTTTTGGCGAGCTTGGCGGCGGCTGCTTCATCCTCGACCGCGGCCTTGACTCCGTCCACGCCCAAGGCGACGGCGAACGTGCCCGCAGCTGCGGCCGCGCCGATCAGGGCGGGGCCCAGCATCCCGGACATCGTGCCGCCGAGACCCTTGGCGCGACGCTCCGCGTCGTCCATACCCTGGTTAAACTTCTTGAGATCGGCCGCCAGGTAGACAGTGAGAGTCTTGGCCATTACAGGGTCGTCCACTTCGCTATGACGCGGTCAACGGCCTGGCCCCACTCCTCGAGGGCTTTCTCCTGGTACGGGGCCCGCTTCGCGATCCAGTCTGTCTGTTCGAACGGTGCCCACGAATCGCGCTTCTGGCCGGAATCGGACGGATACCGGACCATGGTGGCGCTGGCCCCACCGGAAAACACTTTGCGGTTCCCGCCGATCCTGACGACTGGGATCCGGTCCGTGCCGGCCTTGACGCTAGCCGCGATCCTCTCGCCCCACGGGCCTGCATAGTTCAGGGCCGCGTCTTTCCAAGCCGGAACCATGTAGCGCTCGGCAATGACCTTCGATGAGGCCTTGAGCTCCTGGTTGGCTTCCTTGGGCAGTTTGTTCAGGGCTCGCAGCAGCTCGTTCAGGCCCTCGACGTAGGTGTCGAACACTCTGGCGGTCGCCATTAGCCCAACTCCTCAAGAATCGTCGCTATCAATGCCGGTTCGTACTGCCGTACTTCTTCGATCGGCCTACCGAGACGGATCGCCAACTTGACTAAGAGTCGTCGCCGGGATCCGACCGGGTAGGGTCCACGTCCCTGCCCACGACCACTCGCACCTTATGAGCTCGCGCCCACGTCTTGACTTCCTCGA